AGATTACTGGTTAATGGATGATGAGTATAGCAAAAGATTGAAAGAGTCTAAGTTCAAATATTAAAAGTTATAAATAATCATACGAACAAACAATAAAAATGTTGTATGATTTTTAACGAGGAGAAATAATATGGCTTTTCAGCTATCACCTGGAGTCCAGGTAACAGAGAAAGACCTCACTTCAGTAGTTCCTGCCGTTGGTACCTCAATTGGTGGCACTGCAGGAGATTTTATTTGGGGTCCAGCAAATGAAGTAGTGACTATAAGTTCAGAAAATGAGTTAGTATCTAGATTTGGTCTGCCGCCTATCGTGGGTACATTAAACAGAACTTGGTTCGCTGCAGCATCATTTTTAGCATATACAAATACACTTAAAGTAGTTCGATCAATCAGTTCTACTGCATTAAATGCAGGTGCAACTGCTGGTGTTTTGATTGAAAATGAAAATGATTACATAAACAACCATTTAGACGGTTCTGGTTCTAACGGCATATGGGCAGCAAAATACCCCGGTGCACTAGGAAATAGCCTTAAAGTATCTTTTGCAGATAGTTCTACTTTTGATAGTAATTCAGTAGCATCTGCGGCTGTATCTTCTGGTGGTAGTGGTTATACTGAAGCACCTACGGTAACATTTGACGCAGCTCCTGCAGGTGGCATTACTGCAACTGGTACTGCTACTATAACAGGAGATGCTGTATCAGCAATAACTATCACGAATCCTGGAAACGGATATACTTCACCGCCTAGTATTACAATCACTAGTAGTAGTGGTTCTGGAGCTATTGCAACTGTTACTATGGCAACAGACTGGGAATATGCCGGTCAGTTTGACTACGCACCGTTGACTACTGCTGCTATTACTGCAAGTGGCGGATCAAACGATGAGATGCACATCATCGTTATTGACGAAGATGGATTGTTTACTGGTACAGCAGGTACTATTCTTGAAAAATTTGCAGGCGTATCTAAGTGTTCAGGCGCTAAAGATTCCGTTGGTCGTTCAAATTATTACAAAAATGTAATTAATGACCGATCACAATATATTTGGTGGACAGATCATCCTGCTTCTGCTACTACTTGGGGGAATGCAGACGCTACTATTGCATTTGATTCAAATCAAACTAGTGCTGAAGCTACAGTCTCACTGACCCTTGGTGTGACTGGTGTTTCTACTTCTGGTGAAAGACAAACTGCATTTGGCTTGTTTGCAAATGATGAATTAGTAGATGTCAATCTTATATTTGTTGGTGATGCTGATGCACTTACTGGTAAATATGTAATTGACAGCATTGCAGAAGTACGTAAAGACTGCATGGTATTTGTTTCGCCTGCAGCGGCATCTGCTGTTAACAACACAGGCTCTGAAGCTACTGCGATTGTTGCTGAAATTGCTTCTTATACTAGAAGTTCTTTTGCAGTAATGGACTCTGGTTGGAAATATATGTACAACCGTTATTACGATTCGTATGTATGGGTTCCATGTAATGGTGATGTTGCAGGTCTTTGTGCTTCTACAGATGATATTGCAGATCCATGGTTCTCACCAGCTGGATACAATCGTGGTGCAATCAAGAATGCAGTAAGACTTGCTTACTCGCCTAACAAATCAGAGCGTGATACTCTTTACAAAGCAGGTGTTAACCCAATCGTTGGTTTCCCTGGTTCAGGTATCGTGTTGTTTGGCGACAAAACTATGCTTGAGAAACCAAGTGCCTTTGATCGAATCAATGTTCGCAGACTGTTTATTACGCTTGAAAAAGCTATTGCAACCGCAGCTAAGTTCCAACTCTTTGAGTTCAACGATGCGTTTACACGAGCACAGTTTAAGAACCTAGTTGAGCCATTCTTGCGTGATGTTCAAGGCCGCAGAGGCATTTACGACTTCCGTGTAGTATGTGACGAAACAAACAACACTGGACAGGTAATTGACAGCAATCAGTTTGTATCTGATATCTTCATTCAACCTGCAAAGTCAATCAACTTTATTCAACTCAATTTTGTTGCTACACGAACTGGAATTGCGTTTGAAGAAGTTGGCGCTTAGGCTTATAAATAAAAAGAAACAGGAGATTTAAATGAATATTTCAGAGTTTAAGGCTCGACTAGGCGCAGGGGGAGCAAGACCTAATCAATTCAGAGTCTTGCTAGGCTTCCCAAGCTATGTAACTGGTGTCGATGTGTCAAATAGCCTTTTAGTTACAGGAGCAGCTGTTCCTGCTTCTACTGTTAACCCAGCGATTCTTCAGTACAGAGGTCGTGAAGTTAAGTTGGCTGGTGAAAGGATTTTTGATCCTTGGACAATTACTATTGTCAACGATTCAGGCCAATCGCTTCGTCGTCCATTTGAACAATGGATGGAAGGTATGAATGCAAGTGCTAGCAATGACGGTATTATACGACCATCTGATTATCAAGCAGATATTACTGTACAACATCTAGACAGAAACGATGAGGTTTTGCGTGGAGGTACTTATGTACTGCGTGATGCATTTCCAATTCAAATGTCTGAGATTGCACTACAGTACGCACAGAACGATATTATTGAAGAATTTACAGTGACTTTCCAATACGCACATTACGACAATATTTAAGTCGTAGGGTGAAAAGGATTTAATTTAGAATGAATATATTTGGGTTTAACATCTCAAGGGAGCAGCCGCCTAAGACCGAAAAGTCTTTCGTGGCTCCTTCTGATGAGGGTGGTGTAGAGAGTATACGTGCTGGTGGTTATTACGGCACGTATCTCGATATCGAAGGTGTTGCAAATAACGAAGCAGAGTTAATCAAGCGATATAGAGATATATCTTTGATGGCGGATGTTGATACTGCAATACAAGATATCATTGACGATGCGATTGCTAATTTAGATGACGAAGATCCTGTGACATTAGACACAGATAAGTTAAAAGTTTCTGAAGCAGTAAAAAAACAAATTCAAAATGAGTTTGAAAACATAGTTGAGATGCTTGATTTCAAGAACAGGTCTCACGATTATTTTAGACGTTGGTATATTGACGGACGTCTGTATTTTCATAAAGTAATTGATACTGCTAGTCCTAAAAAAGGTATTAGAGATATCCGTTACATTGACCCACGTAAGATTACTAAGGTCAAAGAAGTACACAAAGAAAAAAACGAACAAGGTATACAGTTTATTAAAAATGTTGAAGAGTTTTATATCTTCAATGAAAAGGGTATGTCACAGAAAGCAGCTCAGTATAAAGCACCTGCTAATGACAACGCACTAAAGATTACTAAAGATGCCATCTGTTACGTTCCTTCTGGTCTGGTTGACCAAGACAAAAACATAGCACTTTCTTATTTGCACAAGGCTATACGCCCTGCAAATCAACTTAGAATGATGGAGAATGCCGTAGTCATTTATAGGATTACGAGAGCTCCTGAAAGAAGAATATTTTATGTTGATGTAGGTAATCTGCCCACCAACAAAGCAGAGCAGTACCTCAAAGATATCATGGATCGTTATCGTAACAAGTTAGTATATGACGCTAACAGTGGCGAGATTCGTGATGACAAAAAGTTTATGTCTATGCTCGAAGATTTCTGGCTTCCAAGAAGAGAAGGCAGCAATGGTACTTCCATTGATACTTTGCCAGCAGGACAAAATTTGGGACAAATCGAAGACGTAGAGTACTTCCAAAAGAAGTTGTATCAGTCTTTGAATGTTCCTGTTTCTAGATTACAGCAGCAAGCAGGTCTAAACTTTGGACGTTCTGCTGAAATCAATAGAGACGAATTAAAGTTTACTAAGTTTGTATCTAGACTCAGAAGAAAGTTTGGTGTAATGTTTGATGACTTGCTGAAGACTCAGTTACTTCTGAAAAACATTATCACCGAAGAAGATTGGACAGATATTAAAGACGATCTTCTATACAAGTTTGCACAAGATGCTTACTATACTGAGTCTAAGAATCAAGAAATACTTAGAAGTAGAGTAGAAGTTCTAAACGGAATGGCAAGTTACATCGGCACGTTGTTCAGTAAGTCTTATGTTCAGCGAGAAGTGTTAATGCTTACTGACGAAGAAATTGAACAAATTGAAAATGATTTGAAACTTGAGCAGCCGTTTATAACACAAGATCAAAATTTCCAGATGATGACTCAGCAGCAACCGCCTGAG